CGGCCGAAGCAAAAGTGATGGGCACGGTCGACTTCGCCTCGATCGTCGTCGACATTCACTCGGCCGAGGGAACCTCGCACCATCTCAGGGTGTCGCTCTCCGCCGACCACATTTACTTTTACATGGCCCTGCCTCTCCGTTCGGAGCAGGTAAGGGCCTCGCTCAAACCTGGGTCCGCTGCATGGTACTACCACAAGCGGGTTCGTGCACGAAGCAATCGTGTCCCCAGTAGTTTTAAGACCCCTGCCAACGTGGGGTTGATGAGAGATCCTCGCAAAGAGGACGAGTTTAGTACTCGGCTTGACGTTCTCGGTCCGCTGGTGGCTCAGCATTATCCTGTCGTTCCTGACACTAGCCGCCGCAATCTACTTGCTGCTTTCGACAAACGCTGTAATTATTATAGCAATGCACGTGTAGATAGAACCATCGTTAAGGCTTCTATCAGCCTTCTTGACAAGATAGTTGGTCCAGGGTGCGATCCTATTGATTGGACGCCCGAATTGTTTCACTCCTGGAATGCTCAATTTAAGGCCTCTAAGCAAGCCAAGCATCTCAAGGTATTGCCTCTTATCTCCGAGTGCACTTCTCGCACTTTTACTTCTAAGGAGATTTTTGTTAAAGTCGAGGCTTTGCTGAAAAGACATGATGCTGATTGGGCTCCTAGAATAATTTATCAATCTTCTGACTTACACAATGCGATGCTTGGACCTGTTATGCAGGCATGCACGCAACGGATGTTTCGCCTCTTACGGGGTTGTGATCGTGCTGAGGATGTTGCCTATATGGGTGCGTACAAACGTCAATCGGAGGAGCTTGTGGGTTTCATTACCCGCCATGCCTCTGATTCCAGCGTATTCATAGAAAGTGATTTTTCCTCCAACGACATGACTCAGTTACGTGACGTCCATTTGTTAGAGATTCAGTGGCTGCGGCGCCTTGGTGCGCCACTCTGGTTGACATCTTTGATGTTGCATGCCAATTCTTTTGCTGTTACTTCGCGAAAGTTTGGTTTACGCGCCGGAGTGACGAACCAGTTACCTACTGGTGCGCAGTCGACAACTTTTAGGAATTCTATGTGGAATATGACTATTAATTTTGCTTTTTGCTCTCGCTATGGCTTCTTTGGTGATGTTTTGGTGTTGGGTGATGACATGGTCATGCGTCTTGACAATCCTTGGGCTTGCCGTCGGCGTGCCCTCCGTAGGGCGTATGAACATGTTTGCACACTCGCTGGCATGCGCGGGAAGGTTTCGGTCTTCTCTCACTTGTCTGAGTGTTCTTTTCTTTCCCGACACTTTATCATGACCAGTCAAGGTTATGTGATGGTACCGAAATTTGGCAAGGCTCTTGCTAGGTTCAATGCTCGTGCTAGCGCGAATGAGGCTGTTTCTGATGCCGATTATCTCGCTGGCAAGGCATTGAGCTATGCTTATGAGTTCAGACATTGTCCTGTCATTTCTCGGTGCTATCTTACTCGCTTTGGCCAATTGTGTGAAGACATTGATTCAGTCAGTCTTGATGGTCTGGGGTGGAACGTTAAGGGTGCGTTTCTTGATTTGGGGGTGCGTGGGATTGTGTCCGCTTTGGACGTTTCCCATTTTTGCACTCGTGATGATATGACGCGTTTTTATCATTGGAAATATGGTTTCACCGCTACAGACATTCTGGAGGTTTTAATGGCTTCACTTTTTGGTGAAGATGATCTTGATGAAGTCACCGTGGGGCGTATCATTGAGGACTGGGTTTGACCGGGGTCTAGGGCCCACTTACCCGGGAATCGGATGACGCTTAAGCAGAA